TCTTACTGGTAATACTAATAAAACTAACAGCCAAAGTCTAGTCAATCGTAATACGGACAGTGGTAGATCCTATACAACTTGTTCCGCTACCCCCTGCTGTGCAAGTATGTATCCCTGAACTGACACTCGTAAGGGCTAAATCCCCTTTTGTCCCTCCAGAAATTACTGTTGTTTGTCCGCCAAGGACAGGAAGAGTTGCTATCCCAGAGCTAGGTGTTATAGCAGATTGTGTGGCATCTCCAGCTTGATAACTTTCAGACAAACTAAATGCAGATCCAGCAGTCGTAACTGTTTTATTAGTAGCTGTAACTCCAGCTAATCCATTAGTGATACTTGATAAGTTAAGACCACCGATTCCATTAGTAACAATACTATCTCCTGACCCTGTGGAGGTAGTTATATTATTTCCACTTATGCTGTAGCTGTTAGGAGCAGCATTAGTAATTACATAGGGCGAATCAATAGAAATTTGTGCAGAGGTTACAAATTCCTGTTTTATATCAGCATAAGCTGGTGCTGATAATAGAAATAAAAAGGGAAGAAGTTTTTTCATTTTTTGTCCTCTTTTTTGTTAACAACTTCAGCACCAAGAATCTTGATGGGTGTTTCTATTCTAATTGTTTGATAACCTCCTGACTGTGACGCTAGTAACGCTTCTACTTCTTTTTTGTTTAATGGTTTCTCATCTGGTTTAAATGTGCCATCACCTCTTTTCTTAGCACCTTCCAAGCCAAAACTGGCTAACGCACCAGTTAACAGAGAAGCAGGAAATGTAATATCTTTTGGTTCGTTGCTATATCCTGGTATTGAAATGTAGTTTAGAGAAACTATAAAGCCACTCCAAGCAACAACAACAAGCCTTACTACAACTGAGATAAAGGCTAATTGTTCTTCTTTGTCCTCAATAGTTTCTTTGAGTTTTTTGAGTGGACCTTTTTTAGTTTCTTCTGCCATAACTAGAATTTATTAGTCATACTAAGCATAATTATACTTTAAGGCAATGTCTGAGATCTATCCTGTATTAATTGGAGTGGCAGCAACGGCTTTCGTAATGGTTTTATCTAATATTAGTAGTCGAAGAGATAGAGATATTATCGAATTGTTCCGAAGAGTAAATCAACTTGAAAAGGAGGTAAGCAGGTTAGAAGGCCAGAATCGTTAATATTTGGTATGTTTGGGAAAGAACATAAAACACTATGTCTAAATTCCTAATTAATCTTTTTATCAGATTTGGTAAGTCTGAATCTTTGCGTAAAGCTGCTCTTAGTCTTTTAAAAGATCTTGCTGACAAATCAGACAATGATGTTGATGATGCAATCGTCAAGATGCTTGAAGAAAAACTATTCCCAGTAAAATGAAAATTACTAAGTTTCTCAACATTGATATAGAACCAGCACCGCCTGAGTTGGAACTAGAAATTGAAATGCAATGTAGAGAGATCATGAAAAGTAATGATCTAGATAATGTAAAAAGATATTGCACACATATGGTTAGAAAGAAATTTGATCAAGATATATTTATGGCTTCATTATTAAATAGGTTGATTGAATTAGAAGCTAATCGTGTTGTATTAGAGTTAAGAAAAGAAAAGAAAAAAACTATTAATCCGATAAAGAAGTTTTTTCGTATTCCTTAATTTCTTCATCTGTAAAATCTCTAATAAATAATTTACTAATCTTATCAATTTCGTAATTGAACTTAAGTATTGCAGTTCTTATGTGTTCACTTATCCAATTACCTTGATTAGTTATTACTTGAGCTTTACCTCTTTCATTAATAAAAATGTAATGGTCATATCCTTTTAGTTGAACATCTAATAAATTTTTTTCTAAATTTTTACGTCTTATTTCTTTAAGTTTGCGTAATTTAAGAACTGATTTTCTTTCTGGATTCATTTTTTGTAAGTCACAGGAGGAACTGTAATCCAATATCGAACTCCATCAATAATTTTGAAATGAATATTAAGTAAAGGATCTTTTACTAAATAACTATTAGTTTTTTGCTGCATGATAAAAAAAGTGAGGACTTACATTGACAAATCTTACAAAACCAAATGCCTCTTAATTAAAAAGGTAATTCGTCAGTAGAAGGTGCGTTCTCTATCTTCTGTGGATTAATGTTACCAAATACTCCGTACTGTCCTTCCATTGCTTTAGAGAAGATTTGTACACATTTAGTTTTAACTTTTTCTTTTTTGTTAAAATCGTACACTTCTCCATCTTTTGCTTTGGTGTTAACTAGGTTTTGTAAATGATCTATTAAATGAGTAACAGAGTCAACAGGAATTGTTAAATTCAAAACTTGTTGTCCTTCGTTGGTAGTGCTGGATTAAAGTCAGCCATAATTAATTAAAAAATTTGGTTAATAAAGTGTTGAAAAATAAATTAAAGGAAACTTTGTTTTTTTTACAATGATCTTTAATTTTAACAGCAAGCTCGTCATTAGTCCTGACGCTAAAGATGTTTTTGTTCCAATCTTTTTTACGTTGCTGTTTACGAAGAAGAAGCTCTTTTAAAACTTCTTCTCTCGCATTAGTGGAAGTTTCATCTGGTGTCATAAGCTTTCATCTATCTTGGATATTTCAAGAGCAAGAAACTCTCCTTGTTCAGCAGTAGTAATATGTCTGGTAATTTTTAAATCTTTAATACCAAACTTTTCTCTAAACGCTTCAATAAGTTCTTTCATCTTTTCTGGATGAAGAGTATGTAATGTCTGAAGCTTTTCAAGAATTACTACCTTTGCATCTTTGCTGATAGGAACAGGAAGTTCTTTTAAAACAGAAGTAGATTCTAATTTTTGATTAGGTTTTGTAGGAGTTTTTGCTACACCTGTTTTTGGTGGTGGTGCTTGTTTCGCTTCATCAATTTCAATCTGAGCCCATAATTCGTAGGCTAGTCCAAAAGTAAAGCAAGCACAGGCACAAAGACATCTACGATGTGAGTTCTGAAAATGATTAGACGAAATTTTATCTAATGCAATAGGTCTATTAGCATTGTCTGTAATAGCAAAAGGGAAAACAGAGGTTCTAACTCCTGTATCAATATTTTCAAAATAACCCATAATAAAACCTGTTTCATCAGGAGCATTAAAGATATATGAAAATAAATCAGTATTAGGTCTATTTTCTTTTAAACAGAACTGCCACCCAGGAGCGTGTTCCCTAAGTATCTGTGCTGTTTTAGCCCAAGCAACGTAATCAAATTTCATCTTTTTATAGATGTCAGTAGTTTTGATTACACCAGCTAAGTTGGGCAAAGTGGTGGTGGTCATTAGTAATAGTTTACTTGATATGTATATTACATGAATATCATGTTTACTGCAAGGCAGCTTGTAACAATGTGTTGAATTGTTCTGGGGTCAACACCATTCGCCATTGTCCTCCTCTGAATCTAACCATACTGGCAACAAAGTCCACACCTGCATTTTCTTTCTGTACTTCTACTTCTCTAGGCTTAACAAGACAGGCTCTATTTTTATCTTTCCAATCTGCAACTTGCACTACGCAATTTGGTATCCCATGAATATCTCCAACATCACCAGGAATCCCTGCTGATAGATTACGTTGACATTCAAAACCAGTAACCTCTGTTAAAAGTTCTGCTGCTTCACGTTCAGCTTTATCTCCTTTGCGTTTTTGTGGATTTGTCATCCTTGTAATTCTTTTATACGTTTATCTAAATTTTCAAACCTTACAACATATTCTTTATCTGTTATTTCCTGTGCAAACCATAAGTCTGCAAGATGACCCATTTCATTATTTAATTTTGTAATCAAATACTTTTTTCTTCGATCAAGTTCTGTATAAAGACACTTCATTTTTTACTATCCCATTTTCTTTTAATTTTATTAGTAAGTTGTTCTTTTTTCATTATTGATATTTTAAAAAAAAGAATATCAAGATCTTCAATTATATTGTCAAATTCTGCTTGATCTGATAATTCTAATGACCTTTGAAAGTTAACAATAGAAGCCCTAATAAGCTTTAGGTCATGCCCTGAGACATCAAGTATATATCTCATCTTTTAGTCCATTCTGAGATAAGTTTTCTTAGCTCTTCGATACGTTTACGAGCAGCTTCTATTTTTTCTTGTTTAGTCATTAAAACAACTCCTGTTTAGCTTCAAACTTTTCCCAAGCTTCCTGCCATGCAGCTTCGCATCTTTCTACAGGTTGACTATGACCAAGTATTGAAAATCCTGGATATGCCCATAATGTATTACATACATCTGGAACTATTCCATAGTTTAGTTTCAACATTTCTAAGTAACAACCAAGTTGTTTATCTGTTGAATAAGGTTCCTGCCAATATTTATCTATTTCTTTAACCCATAATCTACCTAATTTATCATTCTCTCTTTTATAAAATCCAGTTCTGGTATTGCCTTTAGTTTTTAAATCAATCAATCTTAGTGTTTTCTTTGATGTAATTGGATCTATGTCATAACCTAGTAAATCAAGTTGACCACCAACTAATTTATCAGGTATTGACATCATGTGTTCGATAGCTAGTGGTTCAAAGTTAGCAAATAACCAGTGATCTAAAAGAGGAGCGACAATTTCTTCATAGTCACCCATATCAACATTGGTATTGCCTAGCATACTTTCTGCTAGACATTCATGTACTTTTACTCCTCTGGGTTCCCATATGAATCTATATTTTTCAATATTTTCTTTGGCTTCTTCTGTTAGTTCATTGCAAACTTCAGTAGTGGAATAAGACATCCATTGTCTTGTTTCTGTATTTACATATCTGTGGGTATTCTCATCTCTTTTGATGGGAAGTGGTTTTAATAGTTCGATAGTTTTCATTAGAAATCGTATTGTTGAAAGTCTTTAGGATCAGTAAGTTCTACTTTCTCTTCTATAGGTTTAGGTTTAGGTTCTTCAACCCTAGCAAGATTTTTATATTCGACACCTTGATAACCTTGCGGAAATGCAGGGTTGCCTTTGCAGTTATTTACTACTTCTGTCCATCCTGAAGGAGGTGTATCTAAATCTTCGAGAGTAAATTTACCTCTTTTGATTGCATCTTTTAGTGTTTTGATCACAGAAACATCAAATAATTTTTCCATTATTTCATCTCCAATGCTAATAATCGTTGAACGATATCTAAATTTATTTCTCTTTGTGTTTGCATTAGTTTGCTAATTTCTTGTTGGGTTTTATTAAGTGCATCAATACTTTCAACAGCTTTTAAATGCATGATTTTATTATTATCATGAGC